CAATCGCTGCTGCCTCTGACTTAGAGTAGTACGTTGTGCGGTAATGGTGCTGACTATTCATCCTAGCAATCCGTTTAAAAACCATACCCAACAGACTAAACCGATTACTGCGCCAATGCAACTTAGTATGCGTGTGGTGTAGTCACGCTTAACCTTCTTGGTGACTAGCTGGCTTGATGTTAAAAATTTGTAATCTTGCATAACACTACCTCGCCTAATTCTAGTTTAGCAACCAATCCTTTTGCGCATTCTCTTGACATATATACAGAGCCAACTACTGAGCAAACAGTAACATCCTGCATACACCATCTATTAGTGCAATAGCTGTACGAAATTGTAGACTTACTTTGATTAGAGTTATGCCAATCCGCCACCCAATCACCACCAAACTCATCTACATAAGCTAGCAAACGGTTATGGATGAGCATTGCGTCACGAGCCTTTTCCGCTGCTTCTCGGTTATCATACCCTGCCCCAAAACCTGCCACTTCATGTGAGTTTTTAAGTGCTGGCGTATTACTCACATTGGACGCATTAGTTATTGTAAACCTGCCTCCTTTAGGCTCCCACTTCTTAGGCTCTAGTGCCTCAATTTTCTGCTGCAACACACCTACCATTGCCTTTATTTCTTCTAGTTTAGTCATTCTACACCCTCCCCATAATTTCATCGTGTGCCTGTGCCTGCACAAACTCTGGATTATCATCAGTTAACGCTTCTAGCTGCTCATCAGATAATGGGTTGCCACTCATATCATCTGCGCTTTCAATGTAAGCGTCCACAAAGTCTGGGTAATCTGCTGTGCAAATTCCACCAATGGTGACGTTGGTTAATTCGTTTACGTTCATGTGATGCTCCGTGGGGCCGAAGCCCCTTATTGTTGTTATGCTGCTAGCTTTTCAAATTCTCTAGCTACTTCAATTTGCTTTTTAGCAGCTTCAAAAGAATAATCTTCTTTGTAAGCTCTTAGCACCATTTGCATATTAGCAACATCACTGTTGTTAAAACTAAACTGATAAGCTAAATCTGCATTCATTGTTAGGTGAAGGAATACTTGCTCTTGGTTTTTCATGTTTTGCTCCGTTTTGTTATTTACTTAACTTGGAACTATTATAACACTTCTGTTGATATGTGCAACACTTTTGTTAACTAATATGTGATTTATTTTCAGGGTTTCCGAATTACCCTGAACTTCGTTCAGAACTTGTCATTGCAGCGTGACGCTCCCTAGCTAACTTGTAACGCTTGTAATCAGCCAGCGATTGTTGCCTGCCACCACGTTTGTCAGCCTCATAGATCATCATGCACACCTTGTCAGTCTCTATAGTCGCTCGTTGTTCACGGCTAGGCCCAGAAGGTCTGCTTGAGTCAGGTGGGAATAGCTCACTGACGCTCACCCCAGCAGCCTCGACAATCTCCATTGCGTTAGCACCACAGGCAAAACAGTTAATCAGCACCTTGCCATCTGACAGTTCTTTAATACCCATGCTGGCAGTCTTGTCACCGTGAACTGGGCATAGGGCTACCCACTTGTTAGCCCCGTTAGATTTGACACCCTCTAACATCGTTAATATCGCTTCTACACTCATAGCTGTTCACCATGCTTTAGTAAGCGGTATGGGCCTGTACTTAGGTCAGATGATATTTGCTTTAAGATCAAATCAGCAATCATTTTCTCACTGCCAACCACTTTCATTAGATCATCCAAGCCCTTAACTTCTTCCTTTACTAGCTTATTAACTACCTGCTGCAATGTACCCCAGTAAGTCTTCTTCTCAACGGTTTCGTACTTGCCTGTCTTCTCTGTAATTTTACTAGAAGTATGGCTTTGGATTAATATCCAGTTATTTGCTTCTGCTTCGATGTGATAGTTGTTTGAAAATTTCATGCTGCGTTGCTCCGTTTTGCGTACCGTATTTGGGTACTTGTTATGTAACTTCTGGTTTCATCACTAATGCCATTGACCATGTGCGGCTTAATAGCATTGGGCCATACACCGTATCGCTCACGGTACTTGTGACTAGCCCATGACTCTTTGTAACCTTTACTACGGGTATACAGTAGTAGCTCGCTGTAGAACGTAGACTTGTCTTCCTTGCTATGTTTCTTGTTGCGCTGCTCTGGCGTTAGCTTGACTAGCATCTCTTCAGTAGACTCTAGCTGCTCAGTCAATGGGATTTCATAGCCACACTTGCAGCGTAGGCCAACCATCTGCTGTGTACACTGTGGGCAATCCTTGACCTTTGGCTCCTTCTTTTCCTTGGTCTGCTTCTTCTCGCTGAACCGTTCCTTGCCGTCATCCAATTCATCTGGCACAACATCTTCTGCAAATCCGTGACGCGCTACGTTCCCAGCATGGTCTAAGTACACCGCTTTACCCTTACCATCGGATGTACGCATGATACGGCCTGCTCTTTGTACAAAACTAATGAGTGATTTGGTAGGGAAGCAGTCAATTAGACAAGTGACCGTTGGTGCGTCATAGCCCGTATTAAGCAGGCGTGAGCATGAAAGTATCTTAAACTCACCACGGTCATGGGCATCATAAATGACCTGACGCTGCTCTGCGTCCATATAGCCATCAATATGCTCTGCGGTTACACCAGCGTTATTGAATGTTTCAACCAAGTGCTTTGAATGTTTGATGCTGGGTGCAAAGGCAATGGTCTGACCGTTCTCGCCATGCTCAAGCCAGTTACGCACGATATCACCCACTAAGCCCTCATCTTCTTCTGTAGCTGCTGCTAGGCTGGCTGGATCGTAATCACTACCACCTGTCGCCAAGGCTTTAGTCTTAACGCCCTTCAATGCCACCTTGCGTCCACCGTAGTAATCCACTGGGCATAGATAACCCTGATCAAGTAACTGGCGTGGGGTGATTGGCACAATCAAATCATCGTAGTGCTTGCCCAGACCTTTAGAGTAAGGCGTAGCTGACAGGCCAATGAAAGGCACAGCGTTGTAGGTATTCATAATCTTAGTCAATGAGGCGTAATGTGTCTGGCACTCATCAACAATAGCTAGATCAAACTCAGGCAATCTGGGCCTACGGGCCAATGTCTGGATGCTGGCAATCTGGATAGGTGCATGGCGGTTGGTTAACTCATGGTTGCCCTGTATCACACCAAACTGCAAACCGTGATTAGTAAATTCTTCTAGGCTCTGCTGAACCAGCTTAATGCGGTCACAGATGAAAATGCCTCGCTTGCCTCTGGCTGCTACTGATGCCATTAATGCGGCTGCGGTTATGGTCTTACCGAATGAGCATGGTGCTGCAAGGATTGGCCTGCGCTTACCACTGCGTAATGACTGTCTTAGCATCTGAACTGCCTGCTCTTGGTGCGGTCTTAGATTGATCATTTGAATGCCCTTAGTTGATCTTGGCTAAGAGCATAACCATCGCCCCTGCCTAGATTCATTATATTTTTGTCGGCTATCAGTTCTTCTGATTTGGCCCAACCAACAACATCATATACTGGAAATGAGCCAATAACAAGTACATATATGTCAACTTCACATACTTTTTTGTTTAGTGTAGCCAGTAGTCTGCCATTTTTGTACTGAGTCGTCTTAACATCAACCTTGCTTCCCTTGGCGGTCATAAGATCATACTTGGGGTATTCATCGTACTTAGTTTCAGTGTCAGGATAGACGTTAAAGATTCGGCATACGGCTAGTTCACCTGCCACACCGTCTAGTTCTATTTCCTTGTTTGTCGATGGGCTTAACTTACTGTCTGGATTGCCCTTGGCCCTGTTCTCATCATACCTAGCTTTGGCTAAATACATGGCTAGTTTTTGCTCTGCTTGGTTAAGCGTTATTCTCATTATTATGCTCCTAAAGATTAACCTCTGGAAGTAATCAAATTATTATTCTTATCGTAAATTCTGATTCTTAATCTAGTGTCTGCATTTTGTTGCAGTACCAGTATTGGCAAATCATCTTCAGTACAATCGCTGTACCATTCTTTTGCTTTAGCTAACGTCTTTACTGAGTGAGTGCTTTCAATTACTGGCCCACCTTTAGGATTATCTACTGACATACTACTTACTCCTGTTGTTGATACGCTAAACGGTTTGAGTGATTGGTTTACTTTAGGTAATACTCCCCTAGCCAAGCATTAAGCCTAGCTAGAAGAAATTACCTAAATCCTGATTCGCTATTACGGAATCGTTCATGGAAAATTTAGGGCAGACCATCAGTAAGAACGTCTGCTAACATGATTACGACTTTACTGCCGCCTAACGCGCTCATGTTCGCTTCTCGGTGCGTATACCCCAAGGCAATAGCCAATGTAGGGTCGCGTGAAAAACTACTCATAACGCTTTAAAGACAAGACTTGTTAGAATCCTAGTTTATACAGTAGGAGACTGCCCGAAAGCATGACCATCTGTTGCTTGCCTGTTGGCAGCTAGACTCATTAAAAAAAGCGAGGATTTAGAAGGGATTGCACCCAATGATACTGGGTGATAAACTAACACCTGTGTTGGCGCTGGTTCTTTTCTTCTTAACTCGCTGGCTTGAATGAGGCTGTAACCTCTTCACCAACACAATCTATTCTATAGACGGGCTTACTTAATTGCAAGCCCGTTTTTTTTAACTACAAAAAGTAGTGATACAAAGCTGCTCCTAAAATGCCACCAGCAAGCGATACAGATAACGTGAGCATTAGCCCTCCGTTAACCA